GTCTTTTGCACCTTTGTAATAACTGGGGGGGGGATGAGACCTCCAAAGGAGAAATCATCAGCGGCTGCTTCCATGATGGTTAAAGGAAACGGCCAGATTTTGGGCCGGTAGTTGGCCGTCGTCCCAGACATGGACGATGTAAATGCCCTGAACCTGATCTCAAGAAAACGACGACAACGAGGGACGACGTATTTCATGAAAGCGATGTACGCAGGTTCTGCCTGGTCCGCATTAGAGATAAGCGAGAAGGGGTACCTGGATGTTGGGGGTACCTGAACCACTAACCCGCTTCCAGCTTCTCCTGACTTCTGTACCATCATGTTTCCTGATAGGTTAGAATTGAATCCATAGGAGTAGTTGGAAGCGGATAGTGTACCGCTGGTTGTATTTGCGTAGTTGTATCCTAAAAGCTCGTCTTCTGGTCGAAAGTAGGGTTGTCGGGGGGGGGTGTCTTCTTCGTTCAGGGTGGTCAGTCTAAAGTCAAAAGTTCCTTGGTCTGTTGGCAATGCAATCTCGTCACCCAGGTTGGTAAATGATGCCCCGTTGATAACGTTCGATGGTCGGGCGGATAAACCGTAAACTCTTGAGCCACGGGCGTAGCAGTACAACCAACTCACATATTTAATCGAAGATTCTAACTCTGTGATCCAGTTGGCCCCGCCGGTGACGGCAGGAGCTATTTGCTTACTATACACGCTTGCGTCTCCGACGCCGTCTCCTGTCCCGTAATAGTCTGGGTCCAGAACTAGCGCTAAATTTGAGTTAGGGGCTACTCCCGACCACGCGCCATCATTGGTGACATTCTGTGGGTATATTTCGTAGGCTGGGGTCAGGCGTCTGATTAACGGACGCAGATTTGTGATTACCTCACCCTGACAAAGCCTCGCCCTTTCCTGGGGGGTGATCTTCTTTGCTGGGATAAAGTTCCTAAATGCGTTCCTCTGGGCAGTGCCAGTGACGTAAGGATCAATTCCAGTGACAGTTAATCCAGAGGGGGCCGATTGGAGAACGAGTTCCTCGCTCTCTTCCGGAATAGGCTCCATCCTAGTTGGGTTGCTCTTCCAGTCAGGGGCTGTCATTGCAGCACCAGTGTACCATTTTTGTGTCATGTCCACCCTAATGGGCGTGAAGGCGGCAGAGGGCTTATAGGCCCCTAGGGTCGGTTCTGCAAAGCAGATGTCTTCTCCTCCTCCTATCCAATTGATGATCGAAACACTGTCAGCTGCTGCTGAGGGTGCAACAAGCTGATTAAGGACAAACACAACGATGGCTCCGTTCATAACCTTGCGGATTCTGTTGCGGGGTCCAGTTCCAGTCGTCTCCGCGTTTACTAATGCAGTATTGTACTGATCATCAATAAAGCAGTTTAAGTAAGGGACATTGTTAAGGTAGGGTACTTCGAAGAGAAGCTCGGAAGAGTCCGAAATGTCCCACACAACAGAGTATTGATTTCCTATCTCTGTTATGTTTAGTGGTGCCAATGGATTGTAGTCTGGAAAATAGGCAACCACTAGACGACCGGCGTGGAAAGGTGTGCTGACGGCTTCCAGTTTATACTTTATGGAACCCGCCCAGTATTTGAACATCGTTGATACAAAACCCAATGGAGTAGTTGTGTAGGAGCCAAATGTGTAGGTGCCTTTTGTACCAACCTCAGTAGAGAGACCTGGATGTACTGGGATCACTGTAACCATCTTGCCAACTGCATCTGCTGTGGTCCAGGACCATTGGTTGAGCGCTACAAGGTTGGAAACGATGTAAGAGATATCCATTTCATCTATTGGATTGTGAAAATAAGACTGAGTTTGGTCAACAGCGTTTTCGCATGACTGAGCCAGCTTAACAACTGGAAGGGCTCCATCGCCATTAGTCCAAGGTGCTCGGTTGTGTGAAGTGATTTTTGTCGGGGCTGAGACGTCGGGGGGTTTGCAAAAGCCAAAGTAGGCAGCTACTTTGGAAGCCAAATTCGAGAAGTGCGCCACGGGATTGGCGACGGAAGCGAGAACTGGGAAATGGCCAAGTAGAGTGGCCACGCGGGAAATCCTAGATAAAGCGGTGGAATAGACATGTTTATTAGCCATCCCAGCTTCAGAGGACTGAAATTGCATGGGTTCTCCATGTGCAAGGTCGGGGCTGTGCACGGCTGCTCCAGATCTGGCTGGTCCAGATGAGTAGGTCTTGGATGTCGGAACCGATAGTTCTGCATCCTCCAACCAAGCCTGGACCGAGACCGTTACACTTCCCGTGGTTGAAGCTGAATTAAGAGGAGACATTACCAGTAGGTGAAGTCTACCTTGCTCCAACTGGCCCATTGGAAGATCGTACTCAGAGACGATTGATGCAAAGGGGATACGCAGTTCCACTGGAGCTGGTTTGGCTGGGTCATAGGAAATCCCATGGAGAGCCGTCATTTGGGGGAGATAGGTCGCATTTACCCTGCGGGAGCCCCTACCTGTGTAGTATGGTTCGTAACACATGTAGAGACGTCCAGCCTGGAACTGCATAGGCGAAGCTTCTATGCGAAACACAGAGGTACAATTCAGGAAAGTGTTATAGTTAATCTTTGCTTGTTTGATTCCCGAATAGTACAATATGTCCGTGGGTACTTTATAGCTCGCCAAATAGGTCCCAGTTGCAGAAGCAGCTGTCCAAGTTAAGTTCTCCATGAAAGTTGGGCGCGAAAGGATAGAACGGATGTCCTCTGCCTCTCGGTCCACGGCTCTCAGGGCCAAATGTTGTGGGCATTTCGTAAAGTTGACGAGATCAGTAACAGAGTCTTCGGCATCAATAAAGTTAGTAATGCCTACAACTCTCTCCACTGCCGAATTTGGCTCACCAGAGTTGGGTTCGCCGACTGTCGAACCGGACTTTTTAGGTTCCGGGACTTTAGTCGAAGCAACCAAACTGAGAACCTTTTGTTTGTCTTCTGCAGGTGTCTTCGCTTCTGGGGGGGTGGGTACGGTGTTTGTGTCTGAAAGTTTTGATGTTGGTGGTGGAGTGGCGGTCGTCTTAGGTAGATGATTTACGACCGTATAGTTCTACCCATCTTTTCTTTAAGCTTCTAGCTTAGCGTTACAAACCCTGGGAAGATGATAAAGACCAAGGAGTGCAGGGTTCTTGAGTTAGAAGTGTTTGGAGAAGTCGTTGATCATTTCCGCTCGCGAAACGAGTGAAAGTGTGACCCTCCCGTCGGTCGCTTTGTAAAGAGCGTCCCTGATTTTCGTTTGCAGGTCCTGGTCCGGTTCTGAAATTGCCAGTTCGCGAAAAGCGGCTTTGCAATTGTCGATGGTCGCCTGGATTGGGTCCGGGCATTTGGTGATCCAGTTGCACATTTCAAGAGAACTGTTCACGTCCAGTGGAGCGCGATAGATGCCGCACATCGGAGTGAATTTTCTCTTGAGAAACGTACATTCTGTGATGGGTCTGGCTTTTGAGGCTTCACCTCCTTTGTCAGCTGGTGTGAACACCATTCCGACTTGCTTAAGAGCAATTCCGATGTTTTCAGAAGTGAAGCCTTCATAGTTTTTTGACACTGAGAAGAGGACGTCGTCTCCGTGTGACACGGAGCGCACATGCTCGAGAAACTCGTTGGGGCCAGCATTCGGGTAGAGCACTTTGAATGCGTAGTAAAAGGCCACAAGATTCGACCCGGAGTTGATTTGGGTCGTTCCGAACATGCCTGAAGGCAAAGATCCGTTAGTTCTGTAAACCACTCCACGCGCTGAGCGAAAGGGGTGGTAGCAGAGTTCTGCCAATCTTTGCCTGATTAGGTCGTCCTCTTGGGTTCCGCCGTTCCTATTGTACCACGCTCTGATGGCATCGTAAACGGCTTGCAAGAACCCGCTCGGCTGCGAAGTGTCGAAACAGGAATAATCACCGTCATCGACTTGCGTTGAAACTTCGTGCAACCAATCGGCGATCATTTGCCAATCTGGTCCCGAGCAGTTAGCTCCAGAGGTGCAGGTGTTTCGTATCTCGTTTCTGACAGCGTGGGCCATAAAAGAGCCGTAGTACATCCTTGCAGCCACTAAGAGCTTGAGGGGGGTCGCGGAGAAGAGGCGTGTCTTGATCTTCTGCGGGTTTTTGGGATCGCATTTTGCGAGCTTGACTCGTTCGTCCTTCAGTGTCTCCTTAAAGATGGGAGGGTCCTCCAACACACCGTCCTTGAGTTGGTTAATGAATGTTTCCATCATTTTCCTAAACTCAGGTTTGGGTGTTCTGTCGTCGTTGATCCACTTGCGTTTCCCTTGGGCACCGCTCTCCAAACAAAGTGGCAATCCTGCCGATGTTGAGAGTTCGATTGGTTCCATTCCTGGAATTCCCTCAGCTGAGAGTGCTTGCTCAAGAGAGAGCGTTTCTGCATGTAGCACAGGACCACTAGAGTACCTTGTCAGGACCTCTTGGAC